TTAGTGGCGTGGCACTCAAGTACCCTCTGTGCTTCAGCTTTCGGCATGTTCTTAAACATACTAACTCGTTCTACTAGACTTGTATTACCTGTGGTCACTGCTAGTAACTTCCACGCCCTACCCCTAACACGCTCTTCGTTCGCCGAACCTTTCATGCGACCACGCTGTCGCCCAGAAGTTAGTTGGTACGCTAAGTCTGATAGCTCACTACCGTGTGAGTTCGTAAGCTCATCCATGTACAACGGCACACTGTGATATACCTCACCCCTGTTCATCTTAGTAGCGTATGTGTCACGCTCCTGTATTAGTAAGTCATCGGGGTTACCCCATATAGATGCACCGGCAATCATTGCTGTAGTCTTACCCAGACCAGAGTCTTTACTGTGTACATGCAGTGCCGCACAGTGCAGTGGCTGCATCTCCATTAACACCGAACCAAATCCAGTGCCAACAACGTACTGATGTAACTCCATACCACTACGGTTATAAAAATTAACTGTGTCTTTCCACTTCTGTAGTGAACCCTTTGGCTCAAACGCGGGGAACAACCCTGCTGTCTGCGTCGATGGTGGGTTGAACGTTATTGAATCAGCTTTTATCTCTTGGTTACCTAGTATAAACGCCTCGCACGCATCGCTAGTCCAACCAAATTGCCTATGTGCCTCGTCTGCCTTGGCGCTCTCTTGTAGCTCGTTTATCCACGTTGTCGTGTATTGCATAATCTTCTCCATCTTAATTACTGCCACCCCTTGGGCTGACATGTGTTTACGGAACTCTTCTTTAGATGTAATAGCGGTGAGTGGTACAGTGAACTCACGTACCCCATCTTTAGGTAGGTGTAATCGCATAACGATGGCCTCCCCTACCTCCACGTCACGAAGTCTACGTACAACATAAAGATCATTGTGGTAGATAAGTTCCTCGTCTGTATCCCCATCCGCATTCGACGTGCGTAGATACACCCCACCATTAGCCCCACGAAAGTAAGGTTTGGGGTAGGTTGGTATAACGTACGTTATCAGTGGGGCGTTTGGTAAATCCACTGCCGGTTGTTGAACCACCGTCTCAGCTTCTTTAATCTTACTACCTAGAACTATTGGTGACTTAACCTTGCCCCAGTTAGGGCAGTCGGGGCATACACCCTCGTTATTGTCGTCAAAGGTAGAGCACGTGTATGGGCCTTTAATTAACTCATACTTTTCCTTAGTACTTGTTGCCGTGTACTCAGGGTGTCCTTGCGAAATTACATGTGCAGCTTTCTCACCATCAGTGCAGAATTTAGTTATAGATAACCCTGCACGCCACATAGGTTCGCTAGTGTTAGATTGGTCAGTAGCAATTATCTTTAGCTGCTCACAGCCCCGTCCGGCGGCTGTCTTTTTCATTATGTCTTTAAAACTATTTTCTTTGTTCGCGTGCAACGCATCAATGAATGCACTGGTGCTGTCGCCTACCTTGGTCGGTACTGGAACTGTGTCGATACCTATAAGCCTAGCGAACTCGTCAAAGTCCACTAAGCCGCCCTCGTTAAGTACCTTAACTTGTTTGGGTGCGTCACCCTTGTAGTTGTGCGTGCTGGGGATACGTAAGACACGTGCCGAATCCGATGTAACCGCAGGGTCAGCCCGCATGTCTTTTTCTACTAACAGCCGCTTTAAAGCATTAGCCACGTGCAGCCACTCATCTCTAACCACTGCCTCAGACAGTAGCCAGTAAACGTGTACGCCGTAGCCGGAGTCAATTATTGTTGGGGTGGGTAACTTAATCTGTTTGCAGAAACTACGTAACGACTGTATAGCTTCCGGTCGGGTAGCATATTTCTTTGGGTCGTCACCAATGTCTAGGTCAAGAAAGAACGCTTTGACTTTATCTACGTTCTCAGCTTTCCTTGACTTGTTATCATTAAAAGCCCCTAACGCAAAGAATGTGTCCCACTCACGACTGTCGTAATCGTGAGCTGCATCTATTAGTTCGTCTTGAGAGTCAAAAAATAACTGTTTGCGGCCACCTGTGCCACCGTTGCGTAATGCTAGCAGGCAATAGAAGTTCCCCTCCGCTAATGCCTTGCCAATAAATTTACTCGCGTGCATACCATTCTCCAAAACCAAAAAGTACCACGGGGCGAAATTATGAACACCCCGTGGTCAAGCAAACTTACTCGTCGTCCCACGCATCAATCAAGGAACTAAGATCGTCATCGTCTTTTGGTTTTGGTGTTTCTTTCTTCTTGGCTTTCTTCTTTGGCGGTGCCTCTACTTCGGCAACTTCTTCACCAAACACATCGTCAGTGGCAGCTTCCATATCTTCTTTGGTAGCCCCCGCCACAGGTGTAAAAGGGTTGTCGTCACCACCTACTGTGAACCCCTCAACTGAACCGAATGGGTTAGCTTTCTGCATCGGTACGTACTTAACAACTTGCACGCCTTTCAAGCGTAGTGATACGCCGTGGTCACGCATATTGTAAGGTACGAACGTGACAGCTACGTTGACTGTACTACCTGTTGTCAGTAAGAAGTCGTCAGGTAAATCAGTACCACGCGAGTCACATTGCATAGGTTTTGGTGTAACGTCTTTACCGTACGCACCTTTAAGTTTTACTTTACCTACATACATACCATCGTCGTCTTTTTTAAATGGCATATCTAATTTAGGAGGCCATTTGTCTTCACGTTTTTCTTGATATGCTTTAGCCATTTGTGTGAACAGTTCTTTGGCTTGGTCTTTATCCATACGAAAAGACATCTCGTACGCTGCGCCATCATCTAACGGGTCGCAGGCGATAGAACGGTTTTCGGTGTTATCAAAACGGTATGTTTTGTTTATTCGTGGGTATAGTGCTTCTACATTGTTTACTAAGTACATTGCGCATTCTCCTAAGAATGGTTTGGTTTGTGTACGTACCCATCGACAGAATCGAAGGGTGACGAGGTTGCGCTCGAAATTACTTCCGAGGTTATTGCTTGGTGCGTATCGGGATGGTCAATCATACCCTCAACGATTTCTAACTGCTCTTTGTCTAACAAACCTTGAGGTTTGAAAAAGAGTTTCGGTACAGGACTGTTACTATCAAAATATATTTTAGTGACAACGGATGCGCACAAAGTATTATTTTTGGCTAGGTATCGTGCGTATTCCTGTAGCGGCATGTGACCGCGTACAGTTTTACCAAAAATAGACGTAGCAGGCAACTGTAATTGGTAGATTTTTTCTAGGTCGTCTACAAACGCAACTGCTAGGCGTTGAGAAAACCTACAAGCTCTACCTCGTCCGGCTGAACCGCGTACATTTTGTGGGCAATCCATACATCTATTAGACTGCCGTTGCTGTTCCGGTACTCCGGGATCAGAGCGTTGTGTATCCACAGACCAACACGTTGGTGCGACTGTCTTACTAGAATCAAACTGATCTTTAAAGTACGCACGTGATACCCTAGCGGCGTTTACTATAACAACTTCTATAGCATCGTTTTGGGGGTAAAACGTACCGTCACGGATACTAAGCCTATCCATTGAAAGGCCCATCATCAGGCCACTCGTCATCTTTGTCGATAACCTCAAAGTCACCCACTGTCGAGGACGTCAATGCTTGCATTGCTGCATCTAAGTCGAACCTGTATGTCTGACCAATATGTATAAACGTTTCCGATGGCAGGTGTCCATTACGAACCCACCTACGTATCGTAGCAGTAGACACCCCCGCACGTTTGGCTAAAACTTCTATCATTACGAATGGAGCTTGACTCATTACTTCTTCCTCACTGTTACTACGTATTCCGAATCTACATTTAGCCCCATTGGGACTAGATCAGGATTCTCCTCTAAAAATTGTTTGATGTTACCTTGGTTGACGCGCTTATCTAACAACTCAGGAACCTCGTGCTCAAGAATGAACTTGTGCATGGACTCCCAATCGCTTGTCCAGTAACGTGTCTTAACTGACCTGTAGAACGTACCTTTTTCAGTGCGTACACTCTCTACCCCATTCTCAGAACAAAAGGTATTCATAGCCTCTTTTAGTTTGGCTTCTTGTTCTTTAAGGGCATCGTCTTCTTGTTTAAATGCAGCGGATAGCTCCGCTCGTTTGGCTTTTACTTTTTGAAACGTACTGACTAACTTATCAGGCATTGCTGCTGACATAATAAACTCCTCCAAGTTGTGTAGCTTTGTACTATAATATACTACGATTAACTAATCAATCATTTCGTTATATAGGTCGATCATTTTTGTATGTACGTCTATTCTATTGTCCAACAATGAATAGACACGCTTTTCTACGCCAGAACCTTGCAACTGTACGACGGTACATTTTTGGTCTTGTCCTGACCTGTGTACACGTGCGTTGGCTTGAGCGTAAGTCTCTAGCGAAGAAGTTGGCCCCCACCATACGACAGTGTTAGCAGCGGTTAGGGTCACACCATGTGCAGCCGACTGCGGTTGTATGACTAATACCTTCGGGTCGTCGTTCTCTTGGAACCTTTTAAATATATCCGTACGTTTAGCTGCCGGTACGTCTCCACGTATTATCTCTGTGCTGATACCCTCACCACGTAGCTTGTCGGTAAGCACATCTATTACGTGCTTAAACGGTACGAACACAAGTACTTTCTTACTCGACTCGTCGATGACTTCACGTAGCACCTTGTACCTGTGCTTGATGTCGAACTCTAAGGAATCACCACCGTCCGTGTACACCGCACCGCAGCTAATCTGTAGTAACTTGTTCATTACTACTGCGGCATTCGGTGCGGTTATCTCCTCACCTGCTGCGTGCATGACCATCTTGTCTTGCAATTCTTTGTAGTATTTCTTCTGCTGTCGAGTAAGCTCTATCTCACGCTTGACGTATACCATCGGCGGTAAGTCTAAGCACTCGTCCTTGGTGTATCGTATAGCCGGTTGTAGTGCGTTGAATACAATGTCAGTAGCGTTCTCTTTAGGAATCCACTTAAACTGTGTCAGCTTAACCATCACTTGGTCGCGGAACGAACCGAAGAATTTAGGTACGGCTTTCGCATTAACAAGTTTGGCTAGGCCGTATGCGTCCAGTGGACTCTGTGCAGCGGGTGTACCTGTCATTAACCACAACCATGTATCCGGCTTGAGTAGTTTGTTTAGTGTCTTCCATCGTTTAGTCTGTACATTCTTATAGTGTGTAGCCTCGTCTATGATGATGCAGTCAAATCCACCATCAGCGATTACGTCCTGCACTATCTCCACACCATCGTAGTTGATGATGACAAACTCAGCGCCACCCTCTATCAGCTTCCGGCGTTTGTCTTTCGCGCCATGTGCTACGTCAACTGTCCTGTGCATAGCAAAGGTAAACAAGTCAGCACGCCACGCGCTATCCATGATTGACAGTGGGCAGATAACTAACACTCTGTTTACCTTGCCTTGTTTCATCAAGTAGTCAGCCGCCCATATAGCACTGGCTGTCTTACCTGTACCCTGCTCATTAAAACAGAACGCACGGCGGTTCATAGTCAAGAACCCCGCTGTCTTCTTCTGGTGGGCAAACGGCTCGTGCTTACCTGTCCACTTGTACCTACCCTCGATAGGTGACGGTGCGTTGATGTTCATATTGCGTAGAGCCTTAGCCTCATCTACACCCCAATTAACTACCACCTTGTGGTCGTCCACCGCCTTGCTCTTGGGGATCATTTCCGTAACTTTCTTCGGGTCACGTAAGTTAAGCATGATTGCCTTGTTATCGAATATCCTCATTTAAGCATCGCCAGTATTTCTTCTGGGGTGTCAAACACTTTAAATGGAACGCAGTCGGTGCTTTTAAAATATATCCACGTACCTACAACACCATCTGGGTTCTCTTTAGTCCGAGCTTCCCAACCGTGTTCTGGGTCTTTTTCTGGTGCGGGTTCAAAAGATTCTACTAAATCAAAATTTATGTACTGTATCCCCTCATGTGGACAGGCTAGGCTAATAAACTCACTCATGTCTTACCCCCTCATTCCATAAGCTCTGTCATTATTTCTGATGGCGATTCTGCTACGAATATATAATCATCCTCACCCATACCGAAATAAACTCTAGTGTGCGTATGTTGCCCACCCCCACACTTTTTCATCCATAACACGTTGTCTAAATTTACTAGTATTGGATCTCCGTTTTCGTATCTTGACAGAAACATAAACTTATTCATGTCTTACCCCCTGATTTATAATTACGTGCTCGGTTTTTACTGCTGTCTTCTACCTTATACCCATCTTTGTTACTGCCACCGTTATGTAGTGACTTGTTGTGGGATATGTCCCTACCTTTACGTGCCGCATAACCATGCTTCTTATCGAACGCACGTCTAGCGCGTTGGCGTTCCATACGGGCTTCGTGCGCTTTAGTCCCTACTGGCGCGTTTGTCTGCTTCTTTCTGTCTTTCGGATTCTTGTACGGCATCTGCCTTACCCTCTTTGTTTTGTTTAAATATACGGTCAAACTCTGCTGCGTACCGCCCTAAGTCTGTCGGTCTTTGCTTACTACCTTTACTCATTAGTTCCTCCCATTATGTGCGCATTCAAGTACGTCACACCACGCACGGCACAACCCGCTTGGCTTGGCGTTCCATACATCGTTGTCAGATGCGATTACCATCTGCTGAAACTTGTTTACGTACTTGTCAGTTATCTCTTGCTCCCGGGCCAGCCGCGTATACGTATCTGTGATAAGTTGTTTACACACAACAAACAACAAGCCACCCTTCACCACTTCTATTTCAGGAAAATGTTTGAATACTGCAAGAGCCATAAGTTCTAACTGTCCCTTGTCTGCGTAGCGTGCCGACTTACCTGTTTTGTAGTCAACTACCCACGCTACGTTGTCTTCTTTGTTTAGTATTATTAGATCAGCTATACCCCTGAACCATACATCCTCAGCCTTGAACCCGCATGGCTCTAAGTCCTCGGTCAGACCCAGCTCGTACTCACATAACTTATCACCTTTGATACGCTTGAGAGCATCAAGTGATGGCTGCACGTAGCTGTACTTATTAGGTATCGGCTTACCATCACGTATATGTTCTTCACATGCAAGGTGGACGTCAGTACCGTAGCGCATTGCTTCTGTTTCTTCCTGCGGATACTGCTTGAGTATCTTCACATGGTAGAACTGCTTAGGGCATGTCTCGAATGCCTTTAGTTTACTAAATGACCAAGGGGCTATACTCACAAAAAGTAATCCTCATCGTTCCGGTGTTGGTGGTCTTCTATGGCTCGCCGTTGTTCTACCGTAAGCGTATGCGCTATCTCACGGCGTTTATCTAGCTTACTTGTATGACACGATATACAAAAAGACGTAGTTACATCTTTCTTACCTTTACTGTATTGTCTTTGGTGCCCGCCGCACTTAGGGCATGGCGTGTTAGTCGTGAATCTTTTGGCGTTACCCATTATCTTGTGGTGGTGCTTAACGTAAGCTGTGCCTCTATCGGAAAAGTCCACGGG